ATACCGAGCATCTAAAAAATTAGGTTTTAAAGAAGTACCAATAACTATTGCTGACAATCTTACACCTGAACAGATAAACGCATATAGAATAGCTGATAATAGAACTGCCGAAGAATCCGAGTGGGATAGTGAATTACTTAAAATGGAAATAAAAGATTTAGAGGCTAAAGATTTTAAATTAGACTTATTAGGTTTTAATGAAGATCAGCTTAATGATATGTTATTTGAGGAGAAACAAGGTTTAACTGATGAAGATGAAGTGCCAGAAGCACCTGAAGAACCTATAACTAAACTAGGAGATATTTGGAAACTTGGTAATCATAGGCTTATGTGTGGAGATAGTACTTTAATAGATAGCTTTGATAAACTGTGTACCGAACAAGCCGATATGATATTTACCGATCCACCTTATGGAATGTCTTATGGTGGAGGAAGAGCAGAGGGTAGTACTCAAAAAGGTGCGTTAGTAAAAGCACATGGAATGATTAAAAATGATGATTTAAGAGATGATGCTTTAATAACTTTAGTAAAAGATAGTTTAGGTACTGCATTAATGAAATCTAAACAAGGGTGTTCAGCTTATATATGTTTTACTTGGAGAACTTACAGTGAGTTTTATAAAGCTATAACTGATGCTGGTTATAAAATTAAAAACTGTGTAGTCTGGGATAAAAAGTCTATTGGTTTAGGTCAAAGTCATTATAGGCCACAACATGAATTTATATTTTACTGTGGAGAACAATGGTATGGAGATAAATCTCAATCTGATATATGGCAGATGAGTAGAGGTGCAACTTCTAAATATGTACACCCAACACAAAAACCTGTTGAGTTAATTTGTAAAGCATTAGAAAACTCTAGTAAAAACGAAGATATAGTTATAGATTGTTTTGGAGGATCAGGGAGTACTCTAATTGGTTGCGAAAAACTAAATAGAAAAGCAAGAATTATGGAACTAGACCCTAAATATTGTGATGTAATGATTAAAAGGTGGGAGAACTTTACAGGATCAAAAGCTAAGTTAGAAAATGGACAAAATTAAGGCAAATAAGACAGAAAAAAGACAGGGTGCTGGAAGACCCAAAATAGTGGTTGATATAGAAATACTAAAGAATTTAGCCTCTATTGGTTGCCCTGACTATGAAATAGCTAGTGTGTTAAATATATCAGCTAAAACACTTAAAAGAAATTATGCAGATATTGTAGAGCAGTTTAAAGAAAAAGGTAAAGCTAGTTTGCGTAAAAAAATGTGGGATAAGGCAGTTAAAAAAGATAATACCCATATGCAAATTTGGTTAAGTAAAAACTATTTAGGTATGAAAGATAGAACACAAACAGAATCTATTGTTGAGCCTTTACCATTGATAATAGACGCAAAAGCAGATGAGGTAGATGGCTAAACAAAAAGGTAATCTATTTGGTGCAACAATCGAATACACTAAAACAACTAAAGGAACTTCTATTGGTAGACGACCAATAACAAGTACATTAAACAAACATAAACGAAGACAACAAGGAAAAGGGAAATATCGTGGACAAGGTAAATGAAATTGGAGAGAATACATTTTTAAAATTAAGACAACAGAGAGATCAAGCTAGATCAGAATGCGACCAAGCAAAAATACAAAGAGATGTAGCACTAAGAAAATTAAACAAAGCACTACAGATAGCAAAAGATTTAAGAAAGTTAGTAGAGTATGGAACAGAAACGAAGTAACTTCTATCCCAATGGAGAGATAATAGATTATTCTCTACCTCAATCATTTGAGTTAAGTAAAACAAAAGAAGCCTGTGGAAATTGTGGACTCTACAGTAATAAAAGATCATTCTGTGGTAGGTGGGGAAGTAAAGGTGTTAAAGATACTTACACTTGCCATGATTGGAGAAAAAGGTTCTTTAAAAGATAATTTTATGATATTTAGTCTTTTATGGCTAAATACAAAAATAAAACTGTAAAACTTAACAAACCATCAAGAGGAGATGTTAAGAAGTTTAAAGTATTCGTAAAAGACAAAAGTTCTGGCAGAGTAAAAAAGGTTAATTTTGGCTCTAAAGAAATGTCAATTAAAAAACATATTCCAGCAAGAAAGAGATCGTTCATGGCTCGTATGGGTGGAGTTCTTAAAAAGGTAAGAGGCCAAAAGACTCTATCTCCAGCATATTGGAGTATTAGAGCATGGCAAAAAGGGTTTAAGATATGATAGATAAATTTTTTTATAAGATGTTCGGAATGGTAGATGATTTTATGGGTTATGTATTTGATAGGTTTATTTCAGATGCACCTAAAAAGAAAATTAAAAATATAGATTCTCCTGACAATAGAATGAACTTTCCAAAGGATTAATATGCGAGATACTAAAATTTTAGATAAATTTACTAAGGATAGTCAAAAGAAATGGAAAGAAATGCAACTGTTTATAAATTTAAAAAGAGAAGTAAATCATGGTGCAAATGGCACTAAAGAATATGTAATTAAAAAAGGTATTAACAAAGGGAAAGTAGCTAAATGAATGTTTCAGACTTACTTAAAAAGAACTTTGTATTAGTACCTGTTATAGCATCTATTATAGTTGGTACATTTACAGGAGTTAAATACATTGTAAGTTTAACAGAAACTATTAATCAAAATAAAGCAGAGATAACTATTATTAACGATACTCATTTAAAAAATTTTAAGGGCTACATTGCAAGGCTTAGTGAAAACCAACAACACTTATTACTGAATATAGAAACTAACAAAGGTAATAGAATTGTTACTGATGATAAAATTAAAACAATGGAAGAAAAGATTAAACAACTAGAAATAGACTTTAAAAACTTCTTAATAAAGAGAAGTAATTAATATGGAGTATGTTTATATGAACTATTATTTCACAGGTGGTATCATTATATTATTTGTTTTATTAACATTTTTAGTAGCACCACTATGAAAAAGAACCAATGGATATTACCACTTTTAGGAACTATTTTATTAGGATTATCTAGTTATGTACTTATGACAATCGTAGAACTTCAGGTTCATTTAGGTATGTTAAGCGAAGAAATTATGTCTATTGATAAACAGATAGGAAGAATCTATAATCATATGGATAGGTTAACAAGCAAATGAAATTTATTTTAGCATATACAATCTGCTCTGCAATAACAGGATTCTGTAATACACCAGCAGTACACCCTGTAAAGTTTGACACTTGGACAGATTGCACTAAAGCTGGTGCTACTGTAACAATTAAAGTAACAAACGAGTTTAAAGAAAAATTCGAACAAGACAAATTATATATATCTTATTTCTGTAATGAAAATAACACTAACGAAACACCAACATAAAGTTTCAACAAGTCAATCAAGATTTAGAGTTTTAATATCAGGTCGTAGATTTGGTAAAACTTACTTAGCTGTAACTGAGATGATGAAATATGCTAGTCAGCCAAATAGAAAGATTTGGTATGTAGCACCTACATTTAAAATGGCTAAAGAGATTGTTTGGGGCACTCTAAAAGAAATGCTTAATCAATTTAACTGGATTGAGGATATTAACGAAACTACAATGACAATAACTATTAGAAAAACTAATAGTCAAATATCACTAAAGGGTGCTGACAATTATGATTCACTTCGTGGAACAGGGTTAGACTTTTTAATTTTAGATGAGTTTGCAGATATAAATAAAAAGACTTGGTATGAAGTATTAAGAGCAAGTATATCTGATAGATTAGGCCATGTATTATTTTGTGGTACGCCTAAAGGTTATGGTAATTGGTCTTATGAATTATATTTAAAAGGTAAACAAGATAACGATTGGGAGTCTTTTCAATATACGACTATTGAGGGTGGTATGGTTACACCAGAGGAAATAGAACAAGCTAAACAAGATATTGATATTAGAACCTTTAGACAAGAGTTTGAGGGCACTTTTGAAAACTATGCTGGTAGTGTTTATTATAATTTTCACCCTGTAGAAAGTGTTGTTAAACGTCAGATAGATTGGGAAAAACCTTTACATATAGGAATGGACTTTAACGTAGACCCAATGTCAGCTTGTGTAGGACAAATGGAAAATGATAAAGTTTATTTTGTAGATGAAGTAATCATTTATGGAAGTAATACAGATGAAATGGTGCAAGAACTAAGAGATCGTTATGGTACAAAGATTCCAATATTTATATATCCTGACCCAGCATCTAAACAACGTAAGACTTCTGCTGGTGGTAGAACTGATTTAAGTATTCTGCAAAACGCTGGATTTAAAGTTAAAGTTAAAAACAAACACCCAGCAATACGAGATAGAGTCAATGCTGTGAACAGTAGGCTTAAAGATTCTAAAGGAGATCGTCATATTTTTGTTTCACAATCTTGCAAAACACTGATAAAAGGTTTACAAAGACAAATATACAAGGAGAATACAAATATT